AATCCAAGAAATTATTAATCACATTGCTGCTGGTGAAAGTGTAGCAGCGAAAGAGAGTATAGAAAATGTTTTATCCGCAAAAGCGTTCGATGCGCTGCAAGGCCGTAAGCAAGAAATGGCTGCTACTCTTTTTGGCGGGCAAGAGCAAAGTCACGAAGAAGTTACCGACGATGAAGAAGAAATGAGTGAAGGTGTTGTTGGTCGGGCTGTTCGTGGTGTTGGTCGGGCTGCTGGAACCGCAGTAGGTATTGCTGCTGGGACCGCAGGGGCAATTCATGGTGCTGGTAAAGCCGTGAAAACAGTATACAAAAAATCAAGAGATGATTCTGAGTCTCATGTAGCATCAACTTTTAATTAATAAAATTGATGAAATCATTACTGGAATTTAAATCTATTGTTGAAGAAGAGAAGTCGGACTATTCAAAGTTCGACGCTCTTGTCCGTGCGGGATTGGCAAACAAAGCACAGTTGGCTCGCATTCACAAAATCTTAGACAAGATGGGTGAAGAACGCCCACAGTTTAACAATGCTGACCGTGAGATTATGCGTAATCTTTTCAATCGCATGGTAGATTTAGTTTCAAGTAAACAGATTTATGGTAAAGCAAGACAAGTAGTTCGTGAAGAAGTAGAACTTGATGAAGCACGTATGGACACACCATTAGTGCCAGACCCTCCGATAGTATTAGTAATCAAGCGTAAAGCAGTAAGATTATATCCAGACGGCACACGTATTGCTCTGTATTGGAGTGATAAGTTAAAGCGTGTGTTTAGTGTGCCATATGGTATGCCTATGGATGCACCAATTCAAGCAGAAGAATATATCAAAGAATTGGTAGAAGCAGAAGAGTTATTACTCAATGATGGTAATGTAATTAATCTGAACGAAGAAACAAAACAACAAATTATAAACACATACGGTCAGTTAGAAGAAGACAGTAAAGAATATTTCTGGCAACAATTAACTGAGTCTGTAGCAACGTTTGGAAAACTCTATGAATTTTGTAGAACTAATTCTACAGAATAAGCTAGACGAAGCCAAAGAGTTAATCTTTGCACGTTTAGACGATATTGCTTCTGTAAGACTAGAAGAAGCAAAGCCATATGTCGTTGATGCGATGTATGAAGAGATTGAAGTAGACGAAGAAGTATTGGAAGAAGCGGCTAAGAAACGCAATCCAAACATTCAAAAGATGGGTCGTATTACAAAAGTACGCCGTCGCATTCGTCGTAACAAAAAAGGTAAAATTGTTGTACAAAGAAATGTACGCAAATCAGGTATCAAAGGTTATCGCATTTCTGGTAATACAATTAAACGTATACCAGCAACAGTAAGATTACGTAAAGCACGTTTGTTAAAACGTTCTTGGAAGACTACAAGAAAAAGTAAACTAAGACGCACATTGTTAAAGAGAAAGATGTCAATGCGCCGTCGTCAAGCAATGGGACTAAAATAAAATGCCATTTGAAATTACCAATACTCTAAGAGGCTCATCGATTGTTCGTGCAGTCGATGCGGGAACATATACTATTACTCTTAATAATTTAAGAGCAAATGCTACAACCGAAACTGTTACTGCTGCTGACATCAAACATGTTTTGTGGTCAACAAACGGCAGCGTTCGTATCACAAGAAACGGAGTGCCTCTGTTAGCACTGCTAAATGGCGGTGATATGGATTTTGATTCATACGGTTACTCAGTTGCCAATAATAATACTTCAAGCATTGTAATCGAAATCAATACGGGCGGTACAGTAATTTTACATCTTGCCAAGTATGCGACATACAATGTAGATCCATATACAGGAGTCAGTCTATAATGAAACTCATTAAAGAACATATTGAAAACGTAAGATATCTTACCGAAAAAACGGAAAACGGTAAAAAGAATCTTTACATTGAAGGCATATTTTTGGTTGGCGATGAAGTCAATCGCAACAATCGTAAGTACAAAATGGAAACACTTCGAAATGAAGTTGCACGATACACAGAAGAATATATTAATACAAATCGTGCGCTTGGTGAACTTGGACATCCCGACACACCATCAATCAATCTAGAACGTGTGTCACACAAAATTACAAGTTTGGTAGAGAATGGTAATACATTTGTGGGTAAAGCATTGATTATGGAGACACCATACGGTTTGATCGCTAAGAATCTTATTGAGTCTGGTGTCGGCCTTGGCGTTTCATCACGTGCTTTGGGTTCCGTCGTTATGACAAAAGAGGGTTATAATCTAGTACAAGATGACCTGCGACTTGCAACTGCTGCTGATATCGTTGCTGATCCTTCTGCTCCTGGCGCTTTCGTTCAGGGCATTATGGAGAACAAAGAATGGTTATTCGTAGAAGGAAAGTTTGTCGAGTCTCATATCGATCATGCTAAACAGCAAATTCGTAAAGCATCACGCAGAGATATTGAAACAGTTGGATTGCAACTTTTCGAAAACTTCCTACGAAAACTTTAAAATTTATAAATAAGAAATCATAAGGAGATATTCAATGGCAACAAACAAACTCATGGAAGCAGCGGCAGAAATTCTTGCAGGAAGCAAGTCATCTGCTCCTGGTATGCCAATGCCTAAACTGCCTTCTGTTACTCCAGGTAACTCTGGAACACCTGAAGACTTGGGCGGTCCTACATATCAAAATAACAAGCCTACTGATGATTCTAACAAATTGTCAAACAAAGCTAGTGCTAAGAGTGCTTCAGCACCTACAACTAAGCCATCAGCGGCATCATCCGATGTTCAGCTTGGCGACAAGAATATGAAAGCTGGTACAGGCGCAGCAATGATGCCTGAACAAGCCGACGAAGAAGAAGAACTGATTGATGACGAAACAGCAATCGAAGAAATGAAAGCACAAATGAAAGAAGATGTTGCTTCATTGTTTGCTGATGACAAAAACATTTCTGAAGACTTCAAAGCAAAAGCCGCTACAATCTTTGAAGCACGTGTATTCGACCGTGTTGCTCAGATTCAAGAGCAAATGGAAGCAGAATATGCCGGCATGTTGGCTGAAGCCCTTGAAGAAATCAAGTCTGAACTTACAGAAAAAGTAGATGACTACCTGAACTACGTAGTAGAGCAGTGGATGGACGAAAACGAAATCGCTATCGAAAGCGGTCTGCGTTCGGAAATCACAGAAGACTTTATTGCTGGTTTGCGTAATCTGTTTGCCGAAAACTACATCAACGTTCCAGAAGACAAAGTAGAACTAGTCGATGAACTTGCATCTAAGGTCGAAGAACTGGAAGTTAAACTGAATGAAGAAATTGAAGCAAATATTCAGTATAAAAAACAGCTTACTGAAGCAATCAAAGTACAACTAGTAAATGAAGTTTGCGAAGGTCTCACAGCAACTCAAGTAGAAAAAATCAAAGCACTTGCAGAGAGTGTAGAATTCTCCACAGAGGAAGAGTTCGTTGAAAAACTTGAGACAATTCGTGAGAATTACTTTCCATCAGGCATCAAAAAAGCCGATGTAGCTCAACTTCATGAAGAAGTAGAAGACGATGGTAGCGAAAAGAAAGTAGCCGCTGATCCATATGTCGCTTCGGTTGTTAATGCAATTTCAAGAACAAAAATTTAAATAATAAACTAAGGAGATACAAAGATGTATTTGTCTGAAAATCTACAATCAAAATGGGAAAGCGTTCTGGATCATCCAGATATGCCAAAAATTGCTGACCCATATCGTAAAGCAGTTACAGCGGTTATTCTTGAGAACCAAGCTCAAGAGATGATCAAAGAAGGTTCAATTCTGAGCGAAACTGGTTCTCCAACTAACTTTGCTGGTACAGGTGGTTTTGGTGGCGGTTCTGCTGCTGCTGGTCCAGTTGCTGGTTTCGATCCAATTCTGATCAGCCTGGTTCGTCGTTCACTGCCTAACCTGATCGCTTATGACGTTTGCGGCGTTCAGCCAATGACAGGTCCTACAGGTCTGATCTTTGCAATGCGTACTAAGTATGCATCACAAGGCGGTACAGAAGCATTCTACAACGAAGCAAACACAGCATTCTCGGGTGCTAACGGTGCAATCGTTGCTTCTTCAATGAGCATTTCTGGTAACGTTACAGATTATCTGTTCACAGGTAACGCTGCTCCAACTGGCGCTATGACAACTGGTTCTGCTGAAGCACTGGGTGATGGCGCTGCTGGTAACACATTCCAAGAAATGGCATTCTCAATTGAGAAAGTCACTGTAACAGCCCGTACACGTGCGCTGAAAGCAGAATACTCAATGGAACTGGCACAAGACTTGAAAGCAGTTCATGGTCTTGACGCTGAAACAGAACTGGCTAACATTCTGTCCGCTGAAATTCTTGCTGAAATCAACCGTGAAGTTATCCGTACAATCTACAAGATTGCTAAGCCAGGTTGCCAAGCAGGTACAACAACTAGAGGCGCATTCAACCTTGACACAGACTCAAACGGTCGTTGGATGGTTGAAAAGATCAAAGGTCTGGCATTCCAAATTGAGCGT